CCGCTTAATACTAAAAAACAAATAAAAAGTTGTTTAATATAACCTACCCTAGCCCCGTCAAGGGCTAGGGTAGGTTATACCAATTATTCATGCTGCTACCTTCACAACAGTGCTCAGAGCATTGATCTTTGCAGTCAACTTGTTCATCTCTTTGCACAGCAACCGGTACTCTTTATCCAAGCATACACCTGGACCTTCTTCCCGGAACCAAGCACTACGTTTAGCATTCAGTGCTTCGCGTTCTTTGATCAGGTTAGCAACAGTGTTTACTTCAAAGTCGAAAATGGACATGGTAAAACTCCTAGGGTGTTAGTGTAGTGAACCAAATGGTTTACTGACCTTATACACCCTAGTTATATAGACCCAAGACTCCCTAGAAGTTAAACCCTAGTAAGTTCCATCCGACCGGGCTGAACGCTTGTCTTCGAGCATGGCCCAATAACGTTCTGGAGTTACCACAATAGAGGCGTCAAATTTACCGTTTGTGAGTTTGAAGAACTCTTCAATATCTTCTTCTCTCTTGAAGTAAAGATGGTTATCATGGTCGTACATATAGTACTCCACATGGGTCTCCTTAGTTACTTCAAAGCCAAATTCAAGTCTTTCCAAGGAAGGATCTTTAAAGTACGTATTGAGCTCGTCTTCATAGTTGAAGGCGCCTTCAGCAGCGAACTCTAGTCCAGACCCCTTATGTTTGTAGTACGCCAGCGATGGATCAATGTTCATCGGACACCAGTCGTGTAGCTTTGCTGTTAAGGAAGTACAATCCGAGCGACTCAAGGATTGCGTAAATGGATTTAAAGTTCTGCTGGATCAACAGACGCGAGTCCACGATAGGTAGTAGCTCTTTCGGTATGCCGCCCATCTCATCGATCATGTCTACTGGGATATAAACCGATGTCAACTTAGGACGGGTTTCGATGTAAGCATGGAAGTTCTCTCCCCACACTTTGTCTTCTACCGAATCGAAATACTGTCGCATCTTAGACTTGTTGTGCAACGCCAAGTTGACCTTGTAAGCCCGGTATGGCAGTTCTGGTGCTTTGCCGTACTTAGGCGCAAACACACTCTCCCACAACTCGTGGTAGTAGTAGATGCTCGACTCTGGGTTAGAGTAAGCATTCTCAGCTTTGATACCGTTCTTAGTCAGCCAGGTGTAACCACCCTCGTCAATATCTTGGAACAGGGCACGTTCAATGTCAGCGATCTCAGCCAACAGTTCAGCAGCATCCAACTGCTTCTTGTTGTAGATAGCATCGAGTACCTTACGCATGAGCGTGTTGGTGAACTCACGTACCTTAAGTGCGATCTTAACCCCACGCAAGTGCACGCCTTTGAGCTCTAACTTAGGTTTGGGGTGCAAGATACCTTCCAGCATCAACTGCATTGCATAGTAGTGCTTGGACATGGAGGTCGTCACGTACGAACTGAACAAGTACTCGTTTTTCATGTTCAATCGGTACATGTACCGATTAGACACGTTCATGTTCTTACTGAGACGCGCGTGCTGGTCTACTGCGATGCAACGGATGAAATACGTCAGTGCGGCGTTGAAGCAGATACCACCCTGCTCGTCTTCTACGTAGTCGTCGATAATCATGTCTACCGAGTAGATCATCGAGTCAGTGTCAGACGTCAGTACGTTCTCACGCACCAGCTCTTTCGCACTGAACACACCACTTGGTGGAATGTCTGCACGGAAGAATGCGTTAATGAATGTACTCCACTTCTCTTCCAACGACAAGTGGTGGGTGTTGAGGAACGTCATCTGCTTGCTGTCGGGTTTCTTACCCAACTTGGTAATACAGAGGATCTCGTAGTCCGAGTTAGCCGGCTTGACACCAGTAGACGGATCGTAGTCCTCTGGCATCTCTGGCAGAGCACACCAATAGTTGAAGAACCGTTGCATCAGTTCCCGGTTGGTAGTGTACAGACCACGCAAGTCCATGGTGCACAGCAGGATGGTCAGCTCCAGTGGGCTCAGACCTTCCAAGAACAACTGGATAGCACCCAAACGAGTCGGGTTCTTCCAGTAGTAACGAGCGCAACGACGAACCATGTCCATGACTTGGTCGACTGTTGCATAATTCATTGAGTATTCGTTGATCACACGATGGATCAACTTACGGTCAGCAAACGCCAAGGTACTGAGGAACAGTTCCATTGTTGCGTCGAAGCTAACCAACAAACGGTTACCGGTAATCAGACGCTCGTTCAGCAAGTTAGCGGTCGAGGTTACAGTCCGGCAAGTACTGGTCAGAGTAGTGTGACCAGATTTGTTGTATAGCGGAGTACCAGAAGAAGACATACCACCCGACTGGGCGTTGTTGAAAATCTTCAGTGCGTTCTGGATCTCGTCGAATGCTTTTGCTGCTTCTTG